TTATGAGAAGGTTAATAAAAGGGAAAGAGGTTCATCCCTCTATTATAATTATAATTATAACATGAAAAAAAATAAACTTTTTCGTTATGCGTTAAAATAATTTCTATCTATTCGTTGAACTATAGGAAATGATTGATTTGTAGCTAATAAAGACACACCCTCATCTAAACGTTCATATTCATACTGAAGGGCTATAAAAACAGCATATACATCAATATCAGCCGCATATGTATATGTAAAAGAAAATGTTTTATCGTTTGAAGGACCAGAAACACTAGATGATCCAACTGGAAATAAATCCGTTGCTGTTCCAGTAACATCTTCTACACCAGCTATAAGTGATCCATCTGCAGAATTATGTATTCTAACCTCTGTTCCGTCTTTAATACCAGTAAAAGATATTGTGTAGCTAGCTGGTGGGATATATTGATCGCCATTATCAGAAGTAAAATACTCCAAGGTTCCACCTTTTGTAGAATTTACTATTATAACACCATCTGTTCCAGATCTTTCAGTAGAAAAATTATTTCCATCATAATAAAAAGCTCTTCCTTGGTTTCTATTACCCCATTCATGGATTAATTCACCATCAGCAGACAATGTTGTTTGAGATGTTAATGCAGCTAAATAATCATATATAGTTTGATAGCTTGTAGAGTTTCCATCCACAAAAACAGAAAATTCATAGAAATCAGATGCTGCCGTTGATGTTGTTGCCCCCCAACTAGTAGATGTAGCTGTTGTTCCTGTAGCTATAGCTGTGGCATTTCTATCTTTTAAAAAAACAACAGGATCTGAGGATGTTCCTGTCCCATCAACAAACTCTACAACCACTCCAGTAGCACTACCCACAGTAACAGTATCCCCAACAGATAATGTTCCAGTAGCACTGGTGAATGTAATCAAACTTCCGGGGTTTGTTTGTTCGTTCCAAGTTATTCCACTACCAGCAGTTATTGCTCCAGCTTGAGTTTGTGCGTTTGTTAGGTTGTTATCAACATTAAGCGTTGTTGTTCCTTCTATTTTAGAAGTTGATGTTTGAGCAGTTACAAAAGGTAAATAACCCCATGCATCAACTCTAAAAGCGTGATTACTATAAGTTGTTGTTGTTGCGGCCGCTGTGCCAGATTTATCAAAAAATCTGTAATTAAAAACACCACTGGCCTCGCCATTAGCATCAGTAAATGTTTCTAAAACTAAATCATCTAATTGAGTTCCCTCATATATTATCACATTAGCGTCGGGTATCAATGTTGAATCTGTTTTACTAACAACAACATCAACACTTCTTTGATCACTAACTGATGATCCTGTGGTTGAACCGAAAGCTATATCCGAAGCGGTTGTTACCGTCCATATAGGATTTATAACAAACCAATCTTTATCATTTTCTAATGTTATAAAATTAGCATTAGAGACAAAGTTTATATCTCTAACTGTTATTGATTCACTACCCGTATTATTTCCATTCGTTGTTCCAGATGTATTAGTTAAAGTGATATTAGTAGCTGTTGTGCTCTCATAGAGTCTTATAAATTCATTTGTTCCATCTCTACCACTTATATTTACATTTTCTAGCAAAACTTGATAAAGAAATAAATCATCCGTTCCAGATATTATCTTTGTGTTTTTAATTACACCTTGAGCACCGGGAGTTCCGTTTTGAAAATCTAAAGGTAATGAAACTCTTTGTGACCATATAACAGAGTCATATATTTCCCACCTGCCTCCACTATCTACTTGTGCCCAGTTTTCTCCACCCTGTCCACTTACATTATTAGTAGCTGTTATGATAGCTCCAGATTGTGAGCTTCCTTGAATTTCAAAACCTACTAAAAAGAAGGCGTTATTGTAAACTTGAAGAGATAATCCTGTGCCTTCGTCAGAACATTCTAGATATTGACTATCTGTTAGTTGCAATCCAGCTGGGTCGTTAGTAGTGGTCCCAACACTAAGCTTACGAGAAACTTCATAAGCTCCAGATTTAGAGTTTAAGTTAACAGTTTGACCAACTGCGCCATCAATATCATCAATAGTATAAAAAACATCGGCAGTAAAACTTTTTTGAACGCTAAAAACTATACCTGTCCCATCTGCTGTAACTGAACCTGCATCATTTCCAAAAGTAATAGTATCTGTGGTAGAGTTAACAGCTGTTATTTCATAAGTTCCATTAACAACAGATCCAGTAGCTGAACTGATCGTTAATAAATCGCCAACAACTAAACCAAGAGCAGATAAGGTAGTTGATGTTATTTCTATTTCGTTGGTGGTATCAGTTGTATTCGCGGTTACTGAGGTTACTGTTGTGTCTGGTGTTGTATCCCAATCTGCTTCCAGTGTAACTATAATAGTTGTTCCTGTTCCGGCTGTTTCAGATGACGCTCTTCTAATCTCTTCTGTGGGAAGACCTACATTTTTAATAATTAATCTATTAGTATACAAACTATCATTTAAATCCCCACCTGTAGTTTGATTACCGGTAGACACATCCACATTATCTTCAAATGTTATTTGATTGTTTCCAGTGTTTTGAGATTGTGATGGTAAAGAAGTAGTAGATAAAGCATAACTTGTAATTCTAACACCATCACCTGCAGAGTTTGTTATTGCCATTTTATTTTACCCTATTTATTTCTACTTTTATTTGATCCAATATACTTTTTATATTTAAATCATTTTGCTTACATATGACATTATGTTTTTTATTTATTTTCTTCTCTATTATATTTTCACCAACTTTTAAAAACCAAGTTTCAGTAAACCAATTATCTTCTATATGTTGATTTAACCACTCTCTTGCACGTTTACTTCTTTTACCACCAGTAATATGACGATGAATATCATCCCAAATTAATAATAATCCCATTATCTAATCTCAGCCCAACTTAAAGAAGCTAATACAGAGGTTTCAGCAGCCGCTGTTGAAGCTCTTTGTATTGTTATAGTTATAGATTCCGCCTCATCAGCATTATTATAAGTTATAGATTGTTTATTAGCACTAAATATGTTTTCTAGGTTTATAACTTCACTTTGGCCATTGTATACGATATAAGATGATATTAAAAAACTATTAGCATCAGTAGTAAATGCAGTAGCAGCAGTATCATATTGAATAGAACTTTGATTATTCGGCATTGGAGTAAAAGAAGAGTTAGTCAGCGTATCTACATTTTTCCATATTCTTATTATTGCAGGTTTTCCATCAGCAGCTATTGATAAGTTTTGTGGAACCACCTCTACTTTATTACGCAATGCATTAACTGTTGCCTTAGATTGTATAGATAAAATAGGTCTTTCAGCAGCACTAGTTGTAGATATAAAATCTGGTGTTTGAATACTTTCAAATATAGTATATAAAGCCTCTCTACTACCTTCTGAGTTTACCGTAGCACATAAAACATTTATTCCACTATTACCGACAGTTACTCCAGTATTTACACACTCATAATTCAATGGTAAAATAGCCGTATCCATATAACTATATATATTCTGATTGGCGTTCTCAAACACATGAGCAACTATAAACTCACCAGATGGAGAATAAACACCAAATTCAACTATACCTACACCCAAAAACTGAAATGATATCTGATATATATTGGCTTTGGTTAAATCAATACTAAAACCACTACCTCCATTACCATTTAATGTATCACGATTAAAACTAGTTTGTGGTATAAATGTGTTTTGTGTTCCACTTCTTATAACAACACCAAAAACACCACCCTCTATTGCAAAAAATAAACCATCATTATCATCAAAATAACCCCAACGCCTATCACAGTTTGCTTCTGTTGGATTTACAACAGATAACGTTTGCATTATCAATTGACTTTTACCGGGGCTATATCTAAAGTTTTTCTTTGTTAATAACTTTGCAGAAGATGTGTTTTGAGTATCTGTAGAAAGTTGTATAGATGCATCAGCTGTTGAATGTGTTACAGAACCACCTAATACTTCATTTTTTACCCAAATAGATTTATCTATATCATATCTACTAGTTGTTTCAAATAAAGGATATAGATTTGATACTCTTAATCTACCAAATAAATCGCCAGCTGAACCGTTGACTTGACTAATGTTTATTTTGTAAGGATTATTAGGAGTTGCTAAATCACCATTCTCATCAACAAGAGCCACAGCTTGAACATACGTCCCGTCATCATCAAGAAAAGCTTTTATTTCATCACCACTAGGGTCTATATGTCTTGTTACACTATTATCTGTTAATGGCATTTTATCCCACCTTTATCTTTTTAGTTTTCCATAATCTTTTTATGAAATTCTCCAAACTAATTTGATGTGGGATTTCTCCAGAAGTAACTTTACCAATTAACATTTGCAGGAAATGTCTTTTTATCTTCTTATCTTTAACTAGTTCTGGATATTCATCATATAATATATCAATAGCTCTGTCTATTAACTGAGCTTCGATATCTGCATCCAATGTTTGTGTTAGTTTGTCATCAACATTATTGCCGGGTGTAGGTCTGTAACCAACGTTATAGGCAGAAAATGATGCTGGATTTCTGCCATGATAGTTGGAATGAGGTTCTGCTTGTGGAACATAAAAATCCGCCTCTTTTAAAACATCTCTAAGTTTCATTTTATAGCCCTAATATTTCGTCTAACACACCTTCAATTTTCAAATACTTGTTTTGTTTTATTAGTGTTCTATAAACAGCACTTTCCTGTAAATGCATATATGCATTACTTGTTGAGGGGTTACTAACCATATCGTAACATACTAAGTTAAAGTCATCCTCTACAATATCGTATCCTTCATGATTTCTACTTACACTACCAAGACCTCTTGAAGAAATACCTAACTTAACATTTCTTTCTACTAACTTACCAAGTATCTGACCTTTAGGTGTATCCAATACTTCTATTTCACCAACCAAGTTTTCACCATCCCATCTTGTTTCAGTTACTAAGTGAGAAACATTCTCTAACTGAACTATGGGGCTATCGGGGTGATCTAATTCACCTAAAGCTCTTCTATCCTTAACTAATTCTTGATATTTTTGATCTTCTCTTTCTAAAACTTGACGAGGGTAAATTCTATTATTTGCGTTTGGTTTACCAGCTGCTTGAATAATACCCTTCATTTTAAGTATACCATCACTAGATTTTGATGGCTTAACATCGTCATACTCAAATAAAAGAAAAGAATGAATTAAGTTTGGGGATGCATTATTGTTAATAATCTCTGTCATTTTTAATCTCTTTCTTCTTCCTCACCATCATCTTCGCGACGATTACTTATTTCATAAATTTGATTGATTAAAACATCTAAGTCATCTACTAATCTCTTAACATGACCTAACTCTGTCTTAGCTCTACGAAAACTTAACTTCTTTGCTTTATCTAATTCACCCATCTTTAAACCGTCAGTAATGAATGTCTTAGTATATCCCATACTAACACCCATCTGCTTATTAATACCTTCAAAAAGCGACATTATATAACCTATCTTTTCTTCGTTCTTACTCTCTAAAAGAATATTAAATATTGTATCTCTTACAACCTCATGCGATTGCTCATCTACTTTGTTGTATGGAACTTTTCTAGATGCCTTCTTCTTCATTGATTTTCTCTTTCTTTTTATATTCTTCCTTATGGGTGCGCCAGATAGAGGAGCAGTAAACCCAGCTACTGCTCCAACTACCGATGTTTCATTTTTCTTATTCATTTAAATTATATGTTCCGATGGGCCGATGCCAAACTCAGTGCGATATTCACCTACTGTTCCATGGCCTCCCGGCTGGTCGGCCTTCCAATCTGCGAAGTTCGGTCGGTCCCCAGCTGCATCTTCGCCAGTTTCTGTAGTATCTTCGCCAGTTTCTGTAGTGCCGGTAGAGGAGGAATCGCCGGTGGCGGCGGGTTCGGTAGAATAGTCAGCCTGCGCTGCAGCTATATCATATAGTCTCCCCGTTACTCCTCGGCCGAAACCCGGAACGGAGCCACTGTCGGTTTGGCCAGCTTGATGTGGTGTAAAATTATCGGCACTAAATACGCTGTCAGCCGTTGGAGGATTTCCGAAGACGGTAGAAAATCCATCTGCAGTTGCGTTTCCAATATTGTCATTAGTGAATGGGGTCTTCGTTTTCATGGAACCCGGCGTTTGGGTGCTGGGTTTTTCTAACCCTTTAAAATAAGCTACACCCTCCGCGGCGTCGGTGCTTTTGTTTTTAATAAGAGTATCTTCTTCTGGTCGATCTGGACTATTATGTCCTTTATATCCTCCAGCGTTCGCGTCGGTGACGTTCAGATTAGAAACCCCACTTAAATTGTCTGCTACTCTTTGTTTCCACAAATCAATTAATGCCATTATTATTCTCCAATAATTCTACAGGTTATCACAAAGTTCTACAAATAACAAAACTTCAACGATATTATCACTGTTAATTTCTTTTATATTTTTTAATCTTTCTACAGCTAATTCTAACTTTGTTCGTAACCCTTCGTTTTCAACGACAATTTTTTCTGAGGATATATCATTTACCATACCATCAATTTCTTTATAACCCACTTATTAAATGATTTTGAATTATAGAATAAAAATTTATTAGGTATTGTATTTGATTTTCTGTTAATTTACCGCGAAAACTCTTCTTAAAATTATTAAAAGCAATAGCCATTGCTATTTTATCAATCTTTTGTTGTTCTTTGGGGTATTCTTCAACAACAATATTATTTTCACTAAGTTTCTTCAACTCCTTATTGTTAATAAGGTGTTCCATAATAAACTGTTCTAAATTAGTTTGATTTTTAGAAGATAAATAAGTATTTTCCTTCAATGAACATATCTGAAAACTTGAAAATAGTTTGTAATTAGGAATTTTTGTATTAAGAACTTCTTTCAAATTAAAATTTTCTTTAATTTGTCTTTTCATATTAGATATTTCGGCATTTAATACCTTATCATCAATACGATTATACTCTTTTCTTAAATTACTATAAAACCTACTTGCATGAAAGTAGTTTATTGCCTCTGTATACAAAAGTTGTGAAAATACGTTATATGCTTCAGATATTGTTGTCTTTTTCATGAAATTATTTCTGATTATCTTCATCATTTGTGAAGCTTGAGTAGTTTTACCCTCAGAAACTAATCCCATAGTATAGTGAATCATTGATTCAAACAAAACACCAATATTTCTATACTTATTATGTTTCATAAATTTAACCCCAAAATTATATTATTAGTCTAGTATAAATATAGCTAAAATAAGAGAAAATCAATCTTTTGATACAAAATATACCTTTCCTGTATTAGAAAGTTTATTATTTTTCATATCTTTTCTAATATTATCCATAATTTTATTCGATTCTTGGTCAAAACGCATTATTTCTGTAATGGTTTTATTAAAAGAATCTGTTCTAGATTTTCTTCCTTTTTTCTTCTTGATAATGTCTTTTTTCTCTATATCACTTGTTATTTGATCTATACTACTCTCAAAATTTCTCTCAAAAGAATCAAACTTAGGATATCCCTCCAACTCATCAGTTCCCAGTGGGTCATATGGAGTAACATTTTTAAATGATTTAAATTTACTATCTTCCTCAACATCACTCTCATTATCACCTTCTTGATCGTTTGGATTTTCTTCTACTGGTTGCTGCATAGCAGCTGGTTCTTCTTGTGCACCCATCTTAACTTGTTCTATAGTATATTCATTAGAAGCTTCTTTTACTCTATCGTTCTTTATTTCAACGATATCATCCATAGATAACTGTAATACTTCTTTTTGTATATACTCTTTAGAAAGAAGTGGGGATTCTGACATTTGACTTGCTACATTAAATCTCTTATCCATTAAGTCAAGATTCATCATCTCTGTGACGGTTGATGGATTAGCTAACTTCAAATCAAAATTATATATATCACTTTCATCATACCCTCTTAAAAACAAATGAACCAACCCAACTTTTGCCAACTCACTGACTACTATCTTTTGTATTCTTTGAATTGTTCTTGCAAACTTTATATCTTCTTGTGCCAATGTTCCCTTACCAGCTAAATCTTCTTCTGCTGTTAAGTATGATTTAGGAACACCAAGTGATATAAAAAGTTTATTCTGCAAATACTGAATGTCTTCAATAGCAGCGGCGTTTTCACCACCGGGTAATGTCTCTATTCTACTTCCTCTCTCACCCCTAATAGGAATAAAGAAATCTTCTAATATTGATTCTGGGTTGAATCTCATATCTTGATTACCAGTCTGTTGATTAACCATTGGTGTTCTTTTTAGTTTATCTCTGGCTTGCATCAAATATGTGTCAACTTGTGCTGGTGGTATATTACCTACATCAATATAAAAAACCCTTCTTTCTGGCGCTCTGGTGATACGATATATTAACATAGCATCTTCTGCCATTAATAATTGTTTGTATACCTTACGACCAGAATCCAAAATACTTCTTCCATATGGTAAAAACTTATCATCACCAAGTATTCTTAAGTGAGATACTTGATAATTTTGAAAAGAAGTGTTTCCTTGACCAACCCAATTAAACCTAAGAGAGTTAGGATCATTGTCATAACCCTCTTCTCTTGCTATTTCCTCAACTGGTAAAGCTATAGAACCTAAAACACCTTCACCTTCAACTAAATCTAAAAGATTAAAATGATCTCCATATTTAACCATGTTTCTAATCCATGTCCATAAGTGAAAATCAATATCTAATCTCTCATAATAAAGTTCTTCTAACTCTTCCTTGATTTTCTGATCTTCTGAAAATATATTTAGTATATTTCCATCAATACCATAAACCATAGAATCATCAGCATAAATATCCAACGCTCTTGATATCTCTGGGTAATGGTCCATCTCATTATACTCTCTATACCTTTCTGATCTTTCTATACCACCCGCCAAACCTTGCTGATATATAGAAGACGCTGCTTTTTGAAAAGTATCGAAAACATTTCTTTGTGTTCTCATTGATGGACGCTCTGTTGGAACCTTATATTGTGCAGAACCACCATTCAATAACTTTTTAAGTGTATCAAATTTACTTGCCATTTTTTACCTCTGATTTATATTTAAAATCTTTAACCCCATAAATATCCCAATAGGAACAGCTGCTCCCGCTAACCCCCAAATACCAGATTTGACTTTTAAAGAAGATATATCAACATTAACCTTTTCTAACTTATTATCCATCTGTAACAATAAAGAGTTATGTCTCTCTAACTCACTTAAAACTAATTTTTGATATTCGTGCCAATCACCTTTTTGAGCTTCAGAATATTTAGCCATTTTATAATTCCTTATAGTAATCCCAATCTTTATAATATAATAAAAATCAAGAAGGCTATAAAATAAATATAAACATTTATTTTATAACAACCATCTTAAATCTTCAACCTGTTCTTTATTTACTTTCATAGAATAAGATTCATTACCAACAGAATTAGAATTACTACTTATTCCGAACTCATAAGGAACAGGGTTAAAAGAAAGGTTAGACATTAAATGTTGAGTTATATCATTATCAGCATTAGTAAACTTTATAGTTGTGTTTCTTACATACATACCAATAGCTAAAGACATTACTAAATCATCATTGTATCCGTCCAAAGCTTGGGGCTTACCATTATGAAAGATAAAAGTTTCTAATTCTTTCATAGTTCTTTGTGAGTGTAAAATAAACTCATGTTGCCTTAAATCCTCTTCCAGTCGAGCTATCGCTGCTGGCCTTGTTCTTGAAGACATTGTAAATCCGGGAACTGCATTTTTAGGAGGATTGTATGGGTCATAAAATAATTGATCTCTTGCATTACTTTCGTGTAATTTAGCTAAATCTTTTATTGTCCAATACACGTTCTTATATTCCATCTCTACAATCTTCATTACTGTATGATGACCCATTGATGCATTTTCAACTACTATAAAAGCGTTGTTATATTGAACAGCTGTGTTGTGTATTAGGTGAGCATAAACATCTGTAGCTACCTTACCCTTATATTCAGCCACTTGCTCATAATTTTCAATATCTATGACATGAAAAGCTGAATAATCTTCTCCATCACCGCGAGCAACATCTGCAGATATAATATATTTTTTGGTATAATCCGGATATTTCCAAACCCACAAACCCTTATCAACCCAAGTTCTTTCTAATGGTTCCCTAACGAATGGACGATAACCATCGTCAAGTGTCTCTTGTTCTGTTGGATGCTCTAGATACCACTCCAAAGCCTTAAGTGAAATAACATTACTACCAGATTGAACAAAGTCACAATCATGCTCTTGAGCAAAAGCTTGATCCCCAATCTTCTTGCGTGTCTCTCTCGCCCAATCATCATCGTGGTCTGGATGAACCGACCAGTGTAATTTTATTGGATTGAACCCTACTATCTTATTACCTATCTTTTCTGTAATACCAGCCTCCGCCTCATTATATATCTTGTGAAACCAGTTACCAACTCCATTAGGTGAAGATAATGCTATACAATCACCACCAGTTGCTAGTGTAGGTTGAGCTGCTATCCATATACTATCCATCTTATTAACAAAAGCTGCCTCATCAACAATGAGCAAACTTAATGCCTCTGAACGAGCCGCATCTGGTGTAGAAGCCGATGCTTTTATTTTAGAACCATTATTTAATTCTAAACTTTGTTTATTATCAGTAATAAAATCTGCTCTCATCCACTCCGGAATACCCTCTAAAAAAACTCTTACTTTATCAACCATATTTTGAGCAGTATCTCTTTTTGTAGCAAGAATATATATTTCTTTGTTCTTAAAAAAGTTTGACAACCAAGCAGCATATCCAGCTACTAATGTGGATATACCCAACTGCCTACCCTTGAGAACTATGTTATATGAATTGTCTAAAAAATGCTGAAGTGTGTGTTCTTGGAAATCCCATAACTCAAAAGATATAATTCCCCTTAATGGATGCCTAATTCTGCCGTATTTTTTCATAAAGTAAGAAGGATTCTTTCTGCACTCTATGTATTCAGCTGTTTGTTGTTTATCCATTAAAATATCCTAGGGGTAAATTCTCTTCTTTGTTTATTTGCAGATAATATGTTTTCTAATAAAAAGGACTTTATACTTCTTGTTCTACCAGTAGTATCATATGCATATAAATAAACCTTACCATCTTCTTCTTTTAACTCATAAGGTTCTATTATACGAGTTATAACTCTATTTGTTTCTAGCTTTCGATAAATGATCCTTACTAAAACCTTTTGTTGGATTGATTCTATTATCGTCTTGTTTGTCCTCTTTACCATTAAGTTTGGAGCTTCTCTTATCAAATCTATCACTCGACTTGATCTCTTTAGTTTTGACCGATTGTTCAACATCAAATCCTTTTATTTTATCTACACCATAGTCTGGTTGTAGTTCTGATTCTATTTCGTTAGGCTTAGCCATTGTTTTAATCTTAACCAAAATCTTGAGATCTATAACCTCACCTGCCGCTCCTGCTGATGCTATCTTTGATACGGGCATTTTTTTATATCCCAATATTTTATGACCGTTAGATACTAAATCATATTTTAATTTCTTAACTAATTCTTCTTCATTTTTATTTGTTGCAAAAGGAACAGAAACAATCATCTTATATGTATAAACATTATTTTTATTTATATCTTGATCTGATAACTTCCATCTGGTAATAAACTTTGTTGCTTCTTTTTCGTTGTTGATTAAGGTTAATTGAGACTTCATTTTTAAAAGAGTATTTCTATCAAAGCCAAGGCTTGCTAATCTTGGAAAAAGAATACCAAAATATTTCTCTGCTTTTTTTGTGTTTCCACTTGATTGAGCATCTAAAATAGAAAACACTATATCTTCTACGTTTGAGGTTTCTTCTTTTAGAAGTTCTAGTATTTCTTCCTTAATAACTTCTTTATATTCTTTTAAATTATTGTTCATTTTTACTCTCTTATTAAAAGTCATAATAAATATAATAAAAAAACATTTTTTTGTATATTATTTTTTATTTCTTTTGTTATATTTTGACCAAGCAATTTGATAAGGTATTTCTGAATCTTTACCAAACCTATCTTTTAAATGTTTTACCATACGTTTATAATTATCACCGGGGGGAGAATCTTCTTCTACATCACTACTATTAACTTCTTCTTTGTCTGAACCGCAAGATGATTCATCCTGTTTATCAAGAAGATTTTTTAACATCATTATGGTGCTCTTCTTAATAATTTTTTCATCAACCTCATTAATCAAATCGCCTAATTTCATTTTATCTTCCTTATTTTTTTATTACTATTATACAATTTAGAGCAAAAACAACACTCATAATATATTCCTGTATTACTTGAGGTATAAACTGTTCTCTATAAATTTTACTATTTTTATTATTAATACCCTCAACAACACCTTTAAAAATTTCAACAGTTGATCCGTTTGACCCAACACCATAATTCATTGAATTGCCATAAAGTTTTCTACCAGCAGTCCAGTAAGAAGTTTCAATATCTTCTATTATATATAAACCACCATTTTCTAATCTAGGAAATAAATTATTAAAGGTTTCTATTTGATGTGGTGGGTAATGAGATGCGTCGTCAATAACTATACGTAACTCTGGAATATCCACTTTATCAAGGTGATCAATATTTTCACCTTGTTTTATATTACTTAATAATGTTAGTCTATCTAGATTATCACCTTGTTTTTGAATATCGCTTATTGAGTAATTATCCATATCAACACCATATATATTCATATTTTTAAAAAGCTCATGCCACATTCTTAATGATTCACCTTTTTGAATACCTATCTCAAGTAAAGAACCAGATTGATTATATAAGCTTTGAAAAAAGAAATCATATATTAAATGATATTTATGTAAAGAAATCTTATCTGTTGAATATTTTTCTCCTATCTTATGCATATGGTTTGACATATTAAGACTCCATTATATAAATAATAAGATTTTTTTGTGCATTACTGCCTATAATTAACCTATGATAAAAATTTTTTGGAATATAAAATTCAGAATTTTCTGTTAGTTTTTCTGGCATTTTATTATCCATCTGTATATACCAATCGTCAGATTGTTTTACTAAAACTGTTCTGTCTTTTCTATCTCTGTGCCATACTAACTCATCCGAATCAACATCAGCTGAAAATTCTCTTTTAATATATTTTAACTTTCTTTGTTCTATATATGGTTTATCTACCACCACTTACCTCCACCAGATAGACCTAATGACTTTGCATATCTAGGAAGTCTACATGCCCAATATGAAGCTTTTGTCTTATCTTTAGCTTGTTCGCAATTATGTCTTGAAGCAAAAGCCTTCTTAGCTTTTGGATCTTTAAGTTTTACAGATAGAGATCCCCCACCACTCTTAGCACCAAAACTTACTTTCTTTACATTTCCAGTTTTAGGGTTCTTTACATAAACATAAAATTTTTTACTACCACCTCTTTTAGGTTTACCTAACTGAACCTTCTTGCCTTGGTATTCTGCTTCGTCAATTTCTTCAGATACATCAACCATTATTGGGCAATCAAGAGGAACTTTATTGCCTTCAAATTCTGCAAACTCACCAATATCTGTTTCCAATATTTCCATATCTTCTGCAGTAAGACCTTCTAATTTGCCATCATTATATTGTTTTCTAGCTTCTCTATATAAGGAGAAATAATTCTCACTTCCATTTCTAAAAACACTTTCTGAAAGAGGAATAGAATCTTTTTTATGAAACTTTATAGCTTCAGTAATAACTTTTTCTTTTTTTATTATTGTAGATAATTTCATTATTTCTTATCTCCATCCATATAATTGAAAACTGATTGCACATAATCCAGTGCTTTTGTAATCTTAGATTGTGTCCATGCTGGTAACTCATCGCCATCTTCTATTTTATCTAACAACATTGATGCTATCTTGGCAGTTCTTTTTAACTCACTTCTTGCCATAGATCCTTCATCATCACCTTCAAGTAAGTTTTTTAACTTCATACTAATCTCTCCAAGATGTATCTAACTCATCCACCTTTTTTATTCTATTAAATATTTTCTTTATCCATCTAAGTATACACATAATAATTCTACTTTTGCATTATAGCTTTTTTCTTAGGTCTACCCTTACTACCGTAATGTTTTCTTTTTCTTGCTACAGCATTCTTCTTATCTTTCTTAGACATACTTGCAGCAACAGACTTCTTACGGCACTTAGGATAAGCTCTTTGACCACCCTTACGAGACTTCTTACCGGCAGATGCTCCACAAGGCGGGTGACTACCGTCTTTGTTCTTACGACTAACATCGACCCATTTTTCTCCAAACCATTTACCTAGTCCGGAATTCTTATAAACTTTTTCACTTAAATAAAGTGTATCCAACACTTCTCTTAGTTTCATCCCTTAGATCTCCAAGATCCGCCATTCTTCTTATAATGTTTTGCTGCCCATGCGTTTGCATATGCTGAAGGATACACTTTGAACTTTCTCTTAGCTGCAGCTACAGAAGCCGCCCACTTCTTTTTATCTGTAGGTGTATTCTTTTCTGTAAAAAGTTTCACCTCAGCCATTTCTTTGCGAGTTATTCTTGGTTTATAACCTTCTTTTTTTAACTCTTCTTCATCGCTAACGTGTGCATCATCAACATCATTAAAGAAATCATCTTTTTCATCATCCTCTAAGTCATCTATAGAATCAATACCGTGTTTAGACATCATATCTCTAAACTTTTGTTGGTATTCGTCTTTATCACCCTTAGCTTCTTTTTTTAATAAATCTGTTAGTTTCATGTTATTT